AAATGCTATCGTATATAACTTCAATTTACGAGTTTGAAAAAGAGTAATGAGTGCCCATTTAAAATACCAGTTGGTCTAAAGAAATATTATAAATTTATAATTAAATGGCCCAGAAAGTTGTATCAGGATCCGATATTGTTTATTCCTTAGTACGTGCTGATACTAGTCTTATAAATAGTTTTCTAAAAGATTATAATGTAAGATATCATCAATTTGCGGGGTATGTCTGTTATGATAATGTAGAACATGAATACAGTTTTTATTCAGTAGAAGATAAATATGAGAATCCTATTCTAGATCACTGGACAACTCCTATTGTAGAGCAGTATAATGATGAAGCATATCTTGTTATTAAGGAGCACCCTTGCAAATTATTTAGTATTTTAACTGATATTTACAGGGGAAATATGGTATGCAATATAAATTCTTTTGATATTTGGAAGAGTGATAAAAAGAATTGTCTAGTGGCTGTGGTAACTGATGCTGAGATTGATTAATGTTAAAACATGAAAACATAAACACATAAACACATAAAGATATAAAACTATAAATATACAATGAAGGTAGTCGGATTTCGATTGAAGGACTCGCATTTTAAAAATCATAATGCATTTGTCCAAATGTGCAATGATGTAGGAAATTCTCTCACTATTTGCAATGAATATTACGAGATTCCAGAAGATACAGAATTGATTTGGTCTCCTCTTGTTATTGTACATCCCTTTAAGGTTCCAATTAATTGTCAAATTGTGATGGGGCCGCAGTTTTTTATATTTCCAGATCCGCATAATGAATTATTTTATTTTAATTATAATAATGAAGATAGGCTTCATGGAATTACACCAAAGGGTATTTATAATTGTCTAAGTCCCTGGATAAAAGAAGTTTATGAAGAATTTATTCATGATCCAAGAATTCAATTTACACCTTTACCATTTCCTATAGATACTGATCAATTCAAGCCTCTAAGAAATAAAAAGACAAATGACGCAATTGTTTATTTAAAAAATAGAGATCCAAAACTAAAAGATGCGACCATAAATATTCTAAATTCATTAAAAATTTCCTATAAAGTTTTTGATTATGCCCTTAAATATAATGAGAATGATTATATTGATGCCCTTCAGAATTCAAAATATATGATTTGGATTGGTATGCATGAATCTCAGGGATTTGCATTAGGAGAATGTTTGGCATGTAATGTACCAATTATTGTTTTAGATGTAGAATCAATGTATGAAGAAATTGATGTACAAAAAATGTATGAAACAAATTCAACTAAAATAATTCCGCATCGCACTAGAGAAATGATGTGCGATAAAAAGCTAAATGCAACTTCGGTACCTTATTGGGATGAGCGATGTGGAATTCGTATAACTACTATTGATACTATGCAGAAATCGATTGAGGAGATGCATGTTGAGTATTATAAGTTTGAACCGAGAGAATTTGTAATGGAATTTCTTTCTTCCAAACCCTGTTGGGAAAGATGGGCAAAGGCTCTAGTACCCAAATAAGAGACCTCCTCTTCCACCAAATACTTTAAGGATATTATATGTTTCAACCCACATATAAATATTATATTTTGGAAAATCTGGTCGAACTTTACTTAAACTATTAAATTCCAAATTAAAGGTAATATTTGGAATTTTATCTAAGTTCGCTTCACCAAGTGGGATACTTCCTGGATATTTTCCAGACTGTAGCCCAAAAGGAACATAATAATAGTAACGATTTATGAGCGGACTCTTACGAAGTTCGAGAGCAGGCAAGATTGTTCTATACAATGCCATATTTTCTGTGCTTGCTTTTACAAATTTTCCTTCGTATAACACGGCCATAGAAAGAAGAGGTTCAGAAGAGCGTGTACTGAAGCCAGGAATAATTTCGCTGTAATTTTCCATGTTAAGTCCGCTACAATCTGGCCACCAAATTCCAGATTTTCCAGGAGTATTTAGTTCGCGAGTGGCTAGGAAAAAATTATTGTAATCTGTTGCTTCGGTACGTTGGCAGAAAAAGAATAAATTACGTGCAGGATTTGGAATTCGTATAGGTATACTTGCGGATGGTTGTCCTTTTGTATTAACCACATCAAGAGGATAATGTTGTATAATTGGTAGAGTAAATTCTGCTTGACGAAAACGATTTGCTTCTGGTTTATCCAAAGTTATATATTCTGCCATAAGATAGGTATCCCCTAGAAAAAATAAATTCGACATGGTTACTCCTGGAATTGGTGTAACTGCCCCAGAAATATCTTGGTAAAACGGCGAATTATAAATAGAAGCCATTGCCAATGGACCTGAAGAACAATTTATTTGATACATCATTTGACCACTAATATCCATATATGCATTACTATTGACTAAATTACTGGTATTTGCTGAAGTATTTGTTGGCACAATTGTTGATGTTGTGTATAGTTGACTTAATCCACTAAAATTAATTGTACAACGAACCTCGTCTGCATATAGACCATCCACAGGAAGGGCTACTCCCAGATCGCCTCTTGAAAACCAGAAAGGTAGGGGGACGACTACCTGTGTTGGAGTGGAAGACCATCCAAATGTTTTAGAATTGTATCCATTTTCAACGCGTTGAATGAGACGATTTACATTCTGGACTTTTTCGATTGGTGTATTAAATTCGTCTAGCACTTCCAAGAGTCGACCATCCATTTGTTCAACTCTTGATCCGCCAATTTCCAAGGTCATTGAATTAATTAGTGCGTGGCCAAGACTATTGGTCCAGCCAAAGATAGGTCCTACAAAATTACTGCCAGCTAAATTTACTGCCTTCTGTTGGTTTGTGTAAATATCTGGCATGTTTGCAACTAAATATAATCTGCTCAATAAATGACCCTTTCTCTGTAGAGTACATACAGAGGAACTGCCAAACGCGGGTTTTGTAATAAAATCAAGTCTTTGCCATTGTGTAGTAAATCGTCCTGCCTTTATAAGAACATACAGAAATGGATCTATTTTTAACTCCCTTCCTGTAAGTCGAGTATCCTGGATTCCACTTGTTATCTGACGAAGCAAAGTAGCCACCATCCTAAAGAGGGTGGATACTTGGCCTTTAGACAAAAGACCCAGTCACTAACTAGAAAAGACCATATTCGCGAGTCCATTCTGAAATCTTACCCAGTTAATACCCATACAATACACGTATACTTCCCATTCACGATCATTTATGCCGCCAGGAGGTTTTATGGTAAGCCTCAGTCGAATATCCGTTGTTCGACTTGCATTAAACCATCCAGAAGGATCGTGGCTATCAGGAGTATTTGCAAAACAGTATCCATAAATATAGTTATTATATGCTACAATTCCACCTTTATGATGTTTCGCAATATGTTGGCGATAATAATCTTCGTGTCCATACACAACATCTTCGCCATTTATTTGCAACTTAGCGTCTACTAAAAGAGGTCCAAAGGGTGCAAAAACCGGGTCATATTCAGATTCTAAAACTGAAGAATAGTTTGTCCATTCATTATTTAGACTAACCGCCTTTCGTCTAATAACCCAGACAATTTCTTCTATAGGTCCGTTGCATTCTAATGGAAGTTGTATTTGGATTGTATCTTTTGAAGTAACGGTCGCGGTGTATTTTGATTTTTCGTCAAATTTGAAGATTTGTGGGCTTCGAAATATTCTGTCAAAGGGATTATGAATAAGATTTTGTCGAAGATTTCCATCTATAACTACTCCGTAAGTAACAAGACGGACAGATTGAAAGTCAGGTACTATGGCACTAGTTGTATATATTTGTTCTTGGTAATAGGGATATGTTTTATCAATAAATGTGAACGTTTTTCCAAGTGGAGTATCATTTTCGGTATTTCCTGATGCAGAACGAATACATTGATTAAAATGCCGAAGAGTCAAATTTACACGGATAGTTCCTTCTTTTAGAGAAAGAAGTGGAAAGGATGCACGGAGTCTTTCAAAGTAGAAACTAAAAGGGAGAATACATGAAATCCAGCCATCTTCGGTGGGAAAGAATTCTGTAGGATTTGTTTGCAGAAGTCTTGGAATACTTTTTATACCAAGAGCATCATTCGCAATTCCATATTGGCTGTTTGCATTATTATAGAGAAGATTACTAATATTTAGAAAATCGGAATCTATTATTTCAAGAGTCTGATCTTCGAGACAGAGTTCAGCTTTTTCAATTAATACGGAACCAATACTATTTGCATAGAACCATGCATCTCTTGGATTTTTAAAGATGTATGTGCCATTTCGAAGGTGTTCCATAATACTTGTAGGAAACCAGTGGGGTAATTTGATCTGAAGCATAATTCCAAAGAGTAAATCTGAAGATTTAAAACGACCTATATCGAATTGGAATTTGCTACCAAATTTTGCAGGACCACGAAAGGGGAATTCTTGTATGGTGGTTGAGAATGGTAGAACACGACGATTCGAGTTTCTTACGAACCAAGATAAATTTGTATCGAGAGGAAAGAGATAATCGTCCTGATCATCTCTGTCGCATGTATCTAAAATAGTGGTTGGATCGCCTATTGGACGAGAACATGATAAGTCCATCCTACTGGTCGTACTAAGATAAATTAATTGCCATATTTAAATCTGCCACGTCCATCTACAATTTCGAAGATTCCCCAAGATTCAATAATGCTCCGCAATTCTACATTTCTGCCCCATGCTCCTGGGATAACATTCTGGAGATTTATGTTGATATTTGGTTTATCTGCGGTTGTAAAGTTTATTCCTCCTTCTGGTTGTTTAGTCGCAGGAACTGTATCTTCTTGGCGCCAACCATAGCTCCAATTCATAATAGACACATTTTTAGAAGTAGCTCTTTCTTCTTTTGCGTGTTGCATGAGATCTTTAAAAACCCAAGGAGCCCACGGACCTTCTCGATCTTTTCCTGCGATAATAAAGTCTATTGTATTATAAAAATCGGAGCCAGTGAGTCCTCCTTCAAAATTTATAAGTTGATTGTTTTGCAAAAAAGTCGAATTTCTGAAAAAATAGACAATTCGTTCTACATTGAATTGAGCATCTAATAAACGAACACTTGTTGCAATCGCATTTTTATCAAGAGGAGAATAGTCAAAATCATTGAAGCTAAATATATTTTCGAAATAGCGACGGAATGGAATTGTATGATTCATGTTCATAAGTATCTGTCTGCATTTATTACTAACATAGTATTGTCTTGTTTCGACTGAAAGAATTGGCTGTCTAATATGAATACGGTCTATTGGATTAAATTTGATAAAAGGAGCATTTTTAGAGGTCTGTATTTGTAGAGGAATATTCCAAGGAGTTGTTTGTTGGCCACTTGATTCAACGACTTCTTCGAGTTTTCTTAAAAAAATTTTTAGACGAAATTTCTGTTCACGCATTGCGCAGATTGGGAGTAGTCCGTTATCACCGAGTTGGCATCCTGGAAAGGGAAGCGTAATTGACAATTGGCCAGGAGTAGCATTTCGTTGGATAGAGAGGGGTCTTCCATCATGTATTCCTGCAGAAGTATCTTCTACAAATAAATTATTATAAGAATTGCGTGTGCGACTTAGAGCATAGAGTGCATCTCCACTAACTTCTTGTATAAGAAGATTATCGTGATAAAGTTCTATTTTTTTACATAAAAAATATCCGATTCCATTTGTGTATCCATATCTATTCCCAGACAAATCAGTAATATTACTTTTAGTATTGATGGCTTCAATCTCAGGAGGTAGCCAAGAGGGTAAATCGAAGAGCAGATTAATTTCGTCGAGAAGATCACCAGGAAAATCGAGTTCAAATTCGACAGTACCTCCCCATTTTGGAGCATTTAGAGGGACAATACGGCGAACCTCGGGTAGAATAGAAGGATGGAAATCATAACGGTAATCAAATGGATTTACGGACTTGGCTTCGTCTTTAAAGAAGAAAAGGTCTTTTTGACCTCTGGCTACAAGTTCATATAGAGAACCATCAATACTAGTTTCTGGTCTTCTAGATGCATTCATCGTGAGTCGCTCCTAATCATAATCTGTAAAATTGATAGTAATATTTTACCAGGATACATTTATACCAAGTAAAATGCCGCTTGTAATTGTTGAATCGCCTGCCAAGTGCAGTAAGATAAGGGAATTTTTAGGATCTTCATTCGATGTTATTGCGTCGATGGGGCATATTCGTGCATTGGAGCAGAATTTGGATGCAGTGGGGATTGATCGCGACTTTGAGCCGAGATTCGAATTAATAAAGGAGAAATCGAAGGCCATTGCGCAAATTCGAGAAATGGCCAAAAAACATACGAAAATTATTCTTGCTGCAGACGATGATCGAGAAGGAGAAG